TGGAAAGGTCGAGGGCGATGTTCGCCGTGAGGTCTTTCGGGCAGTTGTAGGGCTTGAGCTTCAGGTAGGCCTCGACCTTGGTCTTGCTCTGCCACACCAGCACGATGTCGCCATCTTTCGGCGGCTCGATCTCGCCCGGGAACACCTGGCCGGCGAACTGCACCGAACGCGACATGGCGCGCAGCGGTGCCATCAGCGCGCTGGTGGCCGCGGCCATGGAATTGGGGGTGCTGTTCAGGCGGCGATCGGCGACCCGCTGGATCAGCAGGATGCGCACGCGGCGCGCGGCCTTGTCCGCCAGGCGCAGGTACTCCACCACCTGGAAGTCGCTGCCCGGCGCGTCGAGCATGTTGCCGTCGCCCCAGAACACGCCCGGGTAGTCGGGGTAGGTCTGTGACACGCTGAAACGGGCGCTGTCGAGTTCGGCGCGGATGGCCGATGGCAGCGGGATACCGTCGACGTCCACCGGCGTTTCGCCCAGGCCCAGCACGGCGCCAGTGGCCACGCGCATGGGGCTGTCGGCGATGCTCACTGCGGCGTTGGCCAGGCGCCCGGCCAGCACGCCCAGGTCGTTGCCGTGCAGCTGCGGTACCACCAACACGCGCGGCGCCGCCAGGTCCTGGACGATGGCGCGCTGCTCGATCAGGTACTGGTTCCAGGTCTGCAGGTCCGGATCGCAACCGGCGCTTGCCGCCATCACGAACACGCGGCGGCCGTAGGTGCTGTTCAGCATCACCGCGGCGTCGTGCATCGCACTCAGCTCGGCGCCGCTGGTCACCGGCGAGGTGATCACCACCGCCTCGACCGAGAAACCCTGCTGCTGGGAGTACTCCAGGGCGTCCTGCCAGCTGCCGGCTACCGCGTCGATCGGCGCAGCCAGGCAGGCCCAGCGGTCGCCGCCGTTCAGGCGCGCCGCGGTGATCTGCCGCTTCAGGTCGCTGTCGGCAACGCCCAGGGCCGCGTCCAGATCGCTCTGGGTATTCAGGGGGATCAGCTCGCCGACGTTCGCCGCGGCCGGGCCGATGAAAAGAAAATAGCGCTCGATCTCGGTCACGGCACCCTGGCCGAGGTTGAGATTGTTGACGCTGACTTTGCCGAGTGCCATGCAGTGCCTCGCTAGCGGGGTGAGTTAAGGATTTGCGGGAGCAGGTAGGCGATCAGCTCGTTGACTTCCTGCTGGTTGGCCACGCCGAAGAACTCGCGCTTGGGCAGCTCGATCTCCCAACTGGTGGGGCCGGGTTTCTCTTGCTTGAGCAGGCGAATCAGCAGGCCCGCCTGGCTGTACTTGATGTTCTGGACGATCCAGTCCGCGGACGGCCGCAGCCAGCGCTGGCCGCCGCGCTTGGTCTTGCCGGCGCGGATCTTGAAACCGAGCCGGCGCAGGCGCTTGGCCTGCTCGGTGGTCGCCATCAGCGGGGTGACCCGGCTGAAGGCGCGCATCTGGCCGGCGGTGCGGCGCTGCACCATCCCAGCGTTGTGGATACCGGCGATCATCGCGGTCTTGCGCTTGCCCCAGCCCAGCTCGGCGGCGTCCTCTGTCAGGCGCACCACGGATAGTCCGGTGGCCAGGCCGGTCAGCATCTTTGGCTTCTGGCCTTTCTTGCGTTTGCGGGCGCGGGGTGCAAAGGCGCTGCCGTGCAGGTCGGCCTGTTCACGGACGCGCTTGCGCCACCCGGTACGAATGCGCAGGGCGGTGCGGTTCATCAGCCGGCGGCGCAGCTTCGGCGGCAGGTCCAGCAGAGCGAGCTGGGCGGCCACGTCGAGCTGGCCGCGCACGTCCAGGTTGAACGGGTTACTGGCTGCCACTGGCCACCTCCCCGTGTTCGGCAATCCACAGGTCGAACGGCACGAAGGCCCAGCGTTTGCCGAAGGCCTCGATCTCGCCGTCGTCGGCTTCGGCCAGGTACTGCGGTTCGATGAATTCCAGGGTCAGCTCGACGTCGGCCAGGTCGTTGTCCAGCTGCTCGATGTCGAAGGTCGGCGCCGGCAGATCGTCGTCGCGGTCGGGGTCGTGGTTCTCCAGCCAGCTGCCGAGCAGGGCCATCAGCCGGCCCGGGTGATCGGCGAAACGCTCCATCACGATCACCGCGCGGTAGCGCATGTCGCCCAGGTGCAAGCCGTCCAGGTCGGGCTTCCAGGTGAGGTTGAGCGTGACCTGCTCGGCCCAGCTGTCGAGCTGTTCCGGAGCGACCAAACGGCGCTCGAGCAGAAAGGTGGTCAGGGCGCGGAGCTTGTTCACAGCAGCACCGCCGTAATCCGGCCACGGCCTTGCAGCAGGCGCACGGCCTGTTGGCTGAAGGCGAGGAACTGGTCTTCGGTGGCGGGTGATTCCTTGGCGATGTTCTCGGCCGACTCGCGGCGGTTCACCGTGGCGAACTGCTGCAGCAGGTAGGCCTTGGCGCGGCAGTACACGGCGCGCTTGTACGTCGCTACGTGAAATGTGCGCTCCGGCAGGACCATGGGGTCCGCACTTTCCACGCTGGTGACGCCCGCCACCTGCCAATCCGCCTTGCGCTTGGCCAGGTCGACGTTCACTTCGCCCATGGCGAAGGCGATGCCCTCGGCCAGCAGCTCGCTCAGGTACTCCGCCGGCAGGCGGTAGCCCTTCTGGAACTCGGCGACGGAGAGGTCAGGCCAGAAGCCGTCGTTCTCTATCGCTTGGTCCACCAGGGTGGTCGGTTTACCTGAAAAGCTCATCGCTGGCCGCTCGAATAGGGCGGGGTGACTGCGTCGGGTGGTACTGGCTCAAAGCCGGAACACCTGGGCAGGCCCCGCTGGGGGGGGTAGCTGGTTACGCGGTACCGGCTTCGGCCTGCTGCTTGCGCAGCGCCTTCTCGGCACCTTCAAGGCGCGTTTTCACGCCGATTTCCGGGTACAGCTCGGTGGCACGGTTGAGGTGCGCAACAGCCGGGGCCCAGTCCTTACGCTCCATTGCCAGCACGCCGAGCAACTTGTGGTAGCGGGCCGGGATGCGCTCGAACAGCTGCCAGGGGGCGGGGCGCTCGGATTCGCCTTGCTTGAAGCCGTCCCAGTTGCCATCCACACGCGGCAGCAGCTGTGATACGTAGGGTTCCGGGCTGCGGCCGGCCTTGTGCTCGGCCTCGGCCCAGTCGATCAGCTCGTCGGCGACGAAGGTCTGCACGTCACGCTTGAAGCGTTCCGGGAGCTGCTGGCCCTGCCCAATCGCGAAGTCGGCAAGCTCGATGCCGGCTTCGAACTGCGCCGTGTCGAACAGCCAGACCAGCACCTGCATCAGCACCGGGTTCGGGTGGTTCAGGCCCGACTCGCGGTAGCGCTGCACGTAGTCCAGGTACTTGGGCAGCAGCTCGTCGCGCTTGAGTGCCTGGCGTGCCTCGCGGCTGTTGATGGCACTGATGCGCTCCAGGTCCGCATCCAACGCGGTGGTCATCAGGGCCAGGTGCTTCTGGGCGTTGGCAGGGCCGGCCAGGGCGGTGGCGGGCGTGTAAGCCCGCGCACCGGTGGCCGCCGCTGCCGCACCCTGTTCGCGCACGCGGCGCTTATGGGCTAGGGCCAGGCTCATGTCAGACGAACTCCACGTTGGCGGACTCGATGGCCGCGAACTTGCCCAGCTGCTCGATCACGTAGCCCTCGTTGCGGCTGTTGTAATCCTCAACCTGGGAGCGCTTGGGGTTCTCCTGGATGTGCCGGCGCCAGCTGGTGTCCTGGAAGTAGATGGACAGGTTGTCCCAGCTGGTGACCACCACGCCTTTGCCCGGGAAGTGCGGGCAGGTGAAAGTCGGCAGCCCGCCGTAGGTGGCGATCACCTGGGCCATCTCGATGCGTTCTTTCTCGGTCGGGGTGTCGCCCTGGGCGGCGTACAGCTTGGCCTTGTCGTGGGCCAGCAGCTCGCGGCCGACGATGGCGATCAGGTCGCCGCCGTCGCGGAATTCCTCGTCGATCATCAGGGACACGTCGTGCACCAGGGCGTCGAGGTTGGCGTAGTCGCCGGTCGCGCCGATCTGGATCTTGCCGGCGACCTTGGCGCCTTGGGCCAGCACCTGCTCCGGCGCCTGCTCGCGGGCGATCTGCAGCCAGCCCTTGTTCACGTCCTGGAGCAGCGGGTTGGCTACGCGGTCAGTGGTGGCGGCGGCGCTCGTCCCGTTCCAGCCGATCATGATGCGGTCCAGCGCGATCTGCTTCTGCACCGCTGCGGAATAGCGCTGCGGGAAGTTCGGGAACTTGGCCCAGGCGTCGATGCTGGAGTACTTCAGCGCCACGTCACTGTGGGTTTCGAACAGCTCGTAGCCCTGGCCGTCCAGGCCCAGCACATTGCGAGCGACGCGGTCGGCGGTGCTGGTGTCGGTACGGCCGGTCACCGTGCCGCTGGTACCCAGCATCACCTTCTCGCCCTTGATCTCGCTGACCGGAATCACGTTGATCCGGGACAGGAAGGCGGAGCTGTGGGTGATCTTGTCGTTCAGCGTCTGCGCGTGGGTCGGCGTGACGTTGAATTCCTCGCGCACCGTTTCCACGCCATAGGTGGTGGCGATCGCAACGGCAAGGGCGCTGAATTTCAGACGGGCTGCTTGGCTCAGGCTCATATCAGTACACGGCCTCTTGTTTGTCGTCGGCCGCGCCAGTGGTGTTGGGCACGTCTTTGCCCTTGCCCTGGTTCAGCGCGGTGTTGAATTTCTCGGTCAGGTCATCCAGCGAGGTTTTCAGGCTGTTGAACTGCTCGGCGGTGATACCGGTGGCCTTGTCGCCGTCCTTGCCGGCTTCCGGCTCGGTGACGGCGGGCTTCTCGGGCTCGGTGGGCTTGGCGGCAAAGGTGGCAGCGCTCGTTTCCAGGCTGGTGGCCACGGTGCCGAGCTTGTCCACCGCGGCGGCGAAGGCCTGCACGGTTTTCGGATCCATTGGGGTGCTCTCGTCTTTGGGGGTTGCGGGGGATTCGGGACCGCCCTTGCCGAGGGCGCTGAACAGACGGGTGAAGAAGGAAAGGGCGGCGGCTTCGTCCGTGTCGGGCGCGGCGATCAGCTCGCCCAGCGGCTCGAGGTTGGCGAAGTAATTGCCCTTCTCCGCGCGGCGGGAGAAGTGCAGCTCTTCGGTGCCCACGCTGGCGGGCTCGTCGGTGACGGCCATACCGCCCAGGTAGGCCTTGCCGGTGTCGGCGAAGTCCGGGTTGATCTCGATCGAGGTGAAGAGCTTTTGCCCTGCCTTGTTCATCTGCAGCAGGTACTCGTTGGGCTTGAGCCGAGCGAACAGGCCGACCTTGCCGCCTTCCACGTCTTCGGCCTTCAGCTCTGCGACGGTGCCCAGGCTGCCGAAGTAGCGGATGTGCTCGTACCAGATGGTCGCGGTATACAGCGCGGGGTCGTAGCTCTCGGCCATGTCGCGCAGGTCCTGCGCGTCGATGGTCCGACCGTCGGCGGTCTTGCCGCTGGTGGCCACACGTTTCCAGTCAGATACAAGGGTGCGAGGCATGAACTTTTCGGCTCTGTCGGGGTTCAGATGCCGCCACCATAGGCACCGCCCAGGTACCCCTCAAACGCTTTGCTTTCGCCCCATTCCTAGCTGCGAAATCTAGGAATTGCCCGCAATTTATCTGCGCGTTTGCCTCTTTTTCGCCGCATAGACTGCGGCGCATGCCTTACTCCATCGAGATCAAAGAAACCGCCAAGCGCCTGTACCTGCGCCGCACCAAGCCGCGCGAAATACAGGCCGAACTCGGCTTGCCCAACGTCCGAATCGTCTACTACTGGATTGCCAAGGGCGGCTGGGACGAGATGCTGACGGACGAGGAGCCGCTGACCGCCGTCAGCCGGCGCATCACCCTACTGCTGGAGAAGCCCGGCACGCTGGCCAAGGGCGAGCTGGACGAGCTGGACCGCCTCACCACGGTGCGCGAACGCCTGCTGAAGCAATGCGCCAAGCCACTGCAGCCAGCCGGCGAGGCGCCGCCGGAGCGCGGCCAGGGGCGCGACGCGCCGCAGGGCGAGCGGCAACAGCGGCGGGGCGGCAAAGGTGAACGGCGGGAGAAGAAGCCGAAGAACGACGTCACCGGCCTCTCCGAAGTCGACTTCCTGGAGAAGTTCACGGCCAACATGTTCGGCTACCAGCAGGAGCTGTTCGCCGCCAAGCAGAACCCGCTGACCTGCCGCATCCGCAATGTGCTGAAAAGCCGGCAGGTGGGCCTGACCTACTACTTCGCCGCCGAAGCCTTCATGGATGCGGTGCTGACCGGCGACAACCAGATGTTTCTCTCAGCCAGCCGGGCGCAGTCGGAGATCTTCCGCAGCTACATCATCGCTTTCGCTGCCGAGTGGTTCGGCATCCAGCTCACCGGCAACCCCATCGTGCTCAGCCGCGACGGCAAGCCCTGGGCCGAGCTGCGCTTTCTCAGCACCAACAGCAGCACCGCCCAGGGTCACCACGGGCACGTCTACATCGACGAGTACTTCTGGATCCGCGACTTCGAGAAGCTGAACAGCCTCGCCGGGGCAATGGCCACCCACAAAAAGTGGCGAAAAACCTACTTTTCTACGCCCAGCGCCGTCACCCACCAGGCCTACCCGTTCTGGACCGGCGAGGAGTTCCGCAACAGCAAGCGCGGCAAGAAGCTCGGGCAGGAGTGGCCCAGCGAAGCGGCCATCCACCAGGGCGCGCTCTGCCCGGACGGCCAGTGGCGCAAGATCATCACCATCGAGGACGCCGTGGCCGGCGGCTGCGACCTGTTCGACATCGATCGCCTGCGCCTGGAGAACGACGAAGACCGCTTCGATCAGCTCTACATGTGCAAATTCATCGACAGCACGCAGAGCGTTTTCAGCCTGGCCGATCTCGAGCGCTGCTACTCCGACCAGAGCCTGTGGGCCGACTACGACCCCGACCCGAACGCCCCGCGCCCATTCGGCAACAGCCCGGTCTGGCTCGGCTATGACCCAAGCCGCACCCGCGACGACGCCACCTGTGTGGTGGTCGCGCCACCGCTGGAAACCGGCGGCAAGTTTCGCATCCTGGAGAAGCACAGCTGGCGGGGGCACTCGTTCACCTACCAGGCCGGCCAGGTCAAGAAGCTCACCGAGCGCTTCAACGTCGTGCACATCGGCATCGACATCACCGGGGTGGGCTACGGCGTGTTCGACCTGGTGCGCGACTTCTTCCCGCGGGCCACGCCGATCCACTACAGCCTGGAGACGAAGAACGCCCTGGTGCTCAAGGCGCAGGACACCGTCCAGGGCAGCCGCATCGAATGGGACGCCGGCTGGAACGACATTGCCGCGGCCTTCCTGACGATCAAGCGCGGCGCTACCGCCAGCGGCCAGATCACCTACAGCGCGTCGCGCACCGACGCCACCGGCCACGCCGATATCGCCTGGGCGATCATGCACGCGCTGGCCCATGAACCCCTCAACACCAACAAACGGCGGCGCAGCCGCTGGTCATCACTCGAACAGGTCAGCCATGGCAAAGCGCAAACCGCAGCAGCAACAAGCAACCAACCGGGCGCCCAAGGCGTTCTCGTTCGGCGCCCCCGAATCGGTGCTGGCCGAAAACATGGGTCAGTACCTGGGCGTGTTCGCCAGCGACGACGGGCGCCTCTACACGCCGCCGGTGTCGCGCACCGGGCTGGCCAAGCTGCTGCGCGCCAACGCCCACCACGGCGCCATTCCCAAGTTCAAGCGCAACCTGCTGCTGCGTGACTTCCGCCCCTCGGTCGGCTGCAGCGCGCAGACCATGGGCCGCGCGGCGCTCGATTTCATCGTCTTCGGCGAGGCCTACTTCCAGCGCATGCGCAACATCATCGGCCAGGTGCTCGAGCTGCAGCACCTGCCGGCGATCAACATGCGGCGCAAGGTCGGCGGGGGCTTCGTGATGCTGCTGCCCAAGGGGCAGGAACTGCACTTCGAGGAAGACGAGGTGGAGCACGTGATGGATTACGACGTCGAGCAGAACGTCTATGGCGTGCCCGACTACCTGGGCGGCATGCACTCGCTGTTGCTCAACGAGAGCGCCACGCTGTTCCGCCGCCGCTACTACAACAACGGCGCGCATGCGGGCTTCATCTTCTACACCAACGATCCGGACCTCTCGGAGGACGACGAGAAAGCCCTGCAGGCGCAGATCGCGGGCAGCAAAGGGGTGGGCAACTTCCGCTCGATGTTCGTCAACATCCCGGGCGGTACCGAAAAGGCGATTCAGATCATCCCCGTGGGGGACGTGGCCACCAAGGACGAGTTCGAGCGCATCAAGAACATCACCCGGGCGGACGTGATCGCCGCGCACCGCATGAACCCGGCGCTGGCTGGCATCATGCCGGAGAACTCCAGCGGCTTCGGCGACATCGAGAAGATCGACCGCGTGTTCACCAACAACGAGATCCGCCCGATCGCCATGCTGTTCCTGCAAATCAACGCCACGCTGCGCGCCGACCGGCGGGTGGCCTGGAACGAGCCGGCGGGGGGCTGAATGCGACATATGTGCATATTTGCCGATATATGCAGACGCCCTTAGAATTCGTGATGGCATTCCGCCATGAATTTCTAAGGACAGACGATGTACGAATACAAGATGGTCCAGGTGCCGCCGAGCATTGAGGTGAAGGCCAGCAAGCACAACGGGCAGGAGGCGGCGGTATACCTCGAAACCATCGCGAACCAGTACGCGGCGGAGGGCTGGGAGTTCTATCGGATCGACAGCGTGGGCGTCCAGGTGCAGGCGGGCTGCTTCGATGCGCTGGCGGGGCGCAAAGCCTCGAACAGCACCTATTACGTGATCAGCTTCCGCCGGCCGCGTTGAGCACGGTTGTTATCAAGGCGCTGATCCGGCTTTACCAGGCCACGGCGCCGCAGCGATTGAGGGGCGCCTGCCGCTACGAGCCCAGCTGCTCCAACTACGCGCTGCTTGCGATCGACAAGTACGGTGCCTGGAAAGGATCGGGAATGGCGTTGCGGCGGATTCATCGGTGCCGGGTGCCCAACGGCGGCGAGGACTACCCATAGCGTGCAGTGATTCGAAATGGCCACTAGATGTTGTGGCAGAATAGTACCCGTATGGATACCTCGGGGGAGGGGCTACGGGTGCGAATCAACTGCAACGCTTGCCGGGGAAAAGCCCGGATCGGATCTCGCGACGAGCTTTCGGAAAACTTCGCCAGGCTCTACTGCCAGTGTCTGGACCCCTTGTGCGGTCACACCTTCGTGATGAACCTCACCTACTCGCATGCGCTGCGCCCTGCAGCTGGGGCGGTTGACCAATTGCTGTTCGACCGCCTTCGTCAGCTACCACGCGCCCAGCAGCGTCAACTGTTCGAGCAACTGGGAGCGGTACCGGGCTGAGGCATAGCCGCGGCAACCGCCTGGATGTTGTTCCGCACTTTAACTTCCAGTAAGCGCACAAAGCTGCGCTGCCCTTCATTAACCGCTTCGTCGCTCGTTACTGTGGAAGTGCCCATGTATGCAAGCATGTCGGCTACTTCCTTCATCTCATCGAGCAGCGTGTTAATTGCCGTGTGAAGATTGTGTTCCATTACTACCGGTCCCTTGGTGGCAGATATCAAGGCCCAAAGTTTAGGTAGCGGCTTTTTGAACCGTCAAGCACTTTCTAATTCTGGTGTCGCGACGAAAAATATTTATCAGCAGGGCTGATGACACAGCCGAAACCGTGCTAGGAGGCCCGTGCGACGGGCTCTGTCAGGATTGGTGCCTTTAACGCACCTTTCCTGATGCTGTTAAGCCAATATTGACCAACGCATTATTGCGTTAATTGACGCTTTCGTTATTTCTATAACGCGTTATTAAGTAGAAAGCACAAAAGCACAAATGTCTTTTTGATCCTGCGCTACACGGTGCAATAAGTAAGTACCTAAGTAGTTACTTAACGAACGTTTGAGTTGGCTACGCTTGAGCGTTTGCTAGGGCTGCAGGCAATCGGGTGTTATGCGGGCAATAAAAAAGAGCGCCGAAGCGCTCTTTCTTTTTGGCGATTATTGCCTGCACGTTTTTATGTTATTGCACCTCTTCCATCATCACCACGCCGTAACGGCGCTGGCCGGTTAGGTTCTCGAAGGCCACCACGAACAGGCCGGGCGGCAGCGGAATTTGCACCACGCCGTTGCCTGTGTCGTGCTGTAGCACGCGGGTGGCTTCGACCAGGGCAAAGTCGGAAGGCAGGTCCAGTTGCTCACGCGCCTTTCGCTGCCGTGCCTCAGGTACCGCGATCAGTTGTCCATCGATCAG